CTAGGTATTGTAAATGACGCTACTTTCCAACTACGATTTAGTGGTTTTGGCCGTTTTGTTTGTACTGATGGAGTCTTGGAGGTTTATCAATGACAACCGTAAGTGATAGAAATGTAACACGGATACCAAATTTACACATGGGTGAAATGGTTGATAGCAATGGTTACCCGACCGATGATGAATTAACATTTCGTCAAGTGCTTATTAGTAATTTACAAAGACTATTTGGCAGCGAGGGCGTTGTTTTGCCATCATTAACAAGCGCTGATATATTGGTAATACAAAACAATGTAGATATACAAGGACGCAAGACTTGCGCGTATGGCACAATGGTTTATGACACAACAGTCAATGAAGTTAAAGTAGCAATTAACATTGGCGGCATACCGCAGTTTAAAATTATACCTTACACACCTTAAGGAAATACTATGGCACAGAATCAAATGTCCAACGAAGATATCAGTAAATTTTTAAACATGTTTGGCATGGGAGCCGGTGCTGCTGGTATTGGCTCAGGTTTGTATAATATTTTTGGCCCAGGGCCGGGAATTGCTAAAGAAGCTAACAAATATTTAAACCAAATTCCAGGCGCAATGCAGCCTTACTATCAACCTTACATGGGTGCAGGGCAAAATGCTCTAGGACAACTCATGGGGCAGTATGGGCAACTAACAGGCTCTACTGGTGACGTTTACAATAAACTTGCTGGAGGCTATCAACAAAGCCCTGGATTTCAATCCGCACTTAAACAAGCATTGGGCGCGGCTGGAAACCAAGCGGCGGCAGGTGGAATGACTGGTACACCGCAGGCCCAATTACAAGCAGCCGATGTTGCGGGCACTTTGTCACAACGAGATTTCGGCGACTACATGAATAGAATGCAAAATCTATATTCCACAGGACTTGAAGGCATGAGCGGCATTAATCAAATGGGTTTTGGAGCAAGTACCGACTATGGCAATATGCTGGGAAGTTTATTAGGTCAGCAAGGCCAATATGCAGCTATGGAAAAAGCTATGCGCAATCAACAGCGTGGTCAAGGCATTGGTCAGGTAGCTGGTGGTATAGGCACTATGGCTGCCGGCCCATTAAGTCAGTATTTTAATCAACAAATGAATGCTGGTGGCAAAAAATCACAAGGTATGGACTGGGGCACTATGGCTGGATTACTTGGCGGATTAGGCGGCTTCATGTTAGGCGGCCCTGCTGGGGCCACAGCCGGCTATACAATGGGTAAGGGCGCAAGCTCTATGTTTGGAGGTTAAGATGGCTATAGGTTTTAATTTACCAGGTATTCCAAGTCAAATCAGAGGCACTGCCGAAGAAGCTGGGGCGTTACCTGATTTACAGCAAGCGATAATGCAAGGATTTGGTAGTGGACTACAAATGCAATATGCGCCCAAACAGATGGCTCAAGACTTTTTGGCTAAGCAGCTTTCAAATAAAATGTTAGGCACGCAAGCGCAATATGCTGAACCAGAAGCACAAGCAAAATTAAGATTATTAGAAGCCCAAAGAGCAAAGGCATTGAGAGCGCCTGTTGAAAAATTAGGTACTTATGCATCTGCTTTAAAAGATGTTAAATTTGTTGAAAATCAATATGGAAAAGATTCAATAGAGGCGCAGCAAGCAAGAAATTATGCGCAAAATCTATCTCGATCTGGCGGTGCAAAATCAGGAAAATTATCACAAGCAGAAGAAAAAGCCTTAGCTGGTGGTAGAGTAATGGATTATTTAACTCCAGTCATTCAAGAAAATCCTTATATTGGCGTAAATCCCACTTATCAAATTGCAAAAGATCAATATAAATATAAATTTGGTTCTCCACAGGAAAAATCTGAAGCCAAAGAAAGATTATTAAAATTTGGTATTGCTTCTGGATTGGTTTCAGAGCAAGTGGCTGGAACATTATTGGGACAACGAATTACTGCTACAGTCCCAGCATTAGCGCACCAAAGAAAATCCCTAACATTGGGCTGGCCGATAGGATTTGAAGAACAGGCATCATTATTACCTAAAGAAATACAAGAACAAGCTAAAACAGAAATCAATAAACATTTAAAAAACTTAAAGGTTATGCCTGAAGGTGACGCTATGCAAAAAGAAGCGTCTGAGTCAGATCCATTGGGAATATTATGATGGCTATTTCAATAGAACAAATTAGACAACAATACCCACAATATAATCATTTATCTAATGAAGATTTAGCGACTAGATTGCATCAAAAATTTTATTCATCTATGCCGCAACAGGAATTTTTTAATCAAATTGGCTTATCTGAATCTGTACAGCCTGAAAAAATTACCCAGGCGCAAGATATAAAACAAGAAATGCCTTCAGCATATGTTCGATACCCATTGGCAATTTTACAAGGTTTAGCTGAGTCAGGTCAGAATTTAGGGAAATTTCTTGGCACAGGAAGATTGCGAAAAGCATTTGGTATGCCTGAAGAAGAGCCAGTTGATTTTAGAAAAGCTTTAGGTTATGAATATCAACCTACTGGTGGTGAACAGTTAGCAGAATTTGCTACAAAAGAGGCCCCAGGTTTTTTAATTCCCGAAACCAAATTATTTGGCGCTGTTAAAAAATTAAAACAATTACCAAAAGTTGGGCAATTTGTGGGAGAAATTGCAGCAAAAGGTATACCATTTGGCGCGTATCAAGCGACTCAAGAAGAATCCCCTTTAGAAGGTTTTGCAAAAGGGGTCGGTGGTTATGCCGCTGGATTAGGAGCGCTCAAAGGGCTTGGAGCTGGCGCAAAAGCAGCAAAATTAGCTATTCGTCCTGTAGATGTTGAAAAAACATATGGCGGCATACAAGAGGCATTTAATGCTGAAAATAAAAAACTGGGCGATATGTTTAGTTATGTTTCTGATGAAATGAAAAATCGAGGCATCGAAAACGTTGGGCAGATAGACAAAACATTTATTCAGGATGCTCGCAATATATTACCCTCAAGCAAAACGAATAAAATATTATTAGATAAAGTTGAGTCAGGTAATTATGATGATATTCGAAAGTTATATACAAAAATTGGTAAAAAAATTAGAACAGCTAAAGATGACGATGTAAAAGAATTATATGAAGATTTGCGTGATAGAATTAATGAAGGCATACAAAATCATGCGGAAAAAACTGGTCAATCAGATTTATCTAAAATATTAAATGAAGCTAAATCAGGTTATGCAAACTTAAAACAAACTTATGAATCTACTCCGATGTTGAGAAAACTTGTCGGTGAAAGCCAAGAAATACCTCAAACATTGACGCCGCTGATGAAAAAAAATACACAAATAGCCAGAATCAGAAAATTGCATCCAGAAGTAGAAAAAGATATTGCCGCACAAACAATAAGAAAAAATTTAAAAAAATTAGGTATTGGCGCTCTAGGTTATGAAGCTTATAAAAAATTAACAAGAGATTAACAGCAACTGGCTAATTGTAAAACCACCGAACTAATAGCATAATGATGTAATAAAAAAAGGACTTAATATGGCGACACAGAATCCTATGTACTTCGCTTGCTTTCCTTTGCAAGAGTACTTTGTAAATAAAGACACAGGCTTTCCGCTTGCTGGCGGCTATGTTGAGTTTTTTAGCGACCCTGCTTTTACTGTACCTAAGGATGTTTTTCAACAATCTTTAATTAGCAATAATTTTACATATACCAATCTTGGTTCCGTATTAGTTCTTACTAGCGTAGGCACCTTTCAAGATAACAATGGTAACGATATTATTCCATTTCTTTATCCTTATAATGCGCAAGGTGAATTGGAATTATACTTCATTCGCGTCTGGAGTGGCGACCCCAGTGTTCAAGGCTCTGTCTTGCAATTTACTCGTCAAGGCTGGCCTCCTAACTTAATACAAAGCACTAGCCCTACGGACGTTTTTGAAAGCTCACAAAATTTGTTTACCAATCCGCAATTTTCGATTGTTAACTTTAACAACACTTCAGGTCAAACTTACTATGAAATTACTGTTGCAGGCGCTGGCAACTTTGAATTTGCACCTGGCTGGTCAATTTATTATGCCGGGACTGGTAGTTTAAAAATTAGTCAACAACTTTTATCTGTTGATTGGCCAACTAATCCAAGTTACTATTTAGAAATTGATAGTGCGTCAACAGTTACGCCAATTACGATACGACAACGCTTAGACCAATCACCCCGTGTGTTTGAAAATAATTATCTTAGTGTTGCCATGCTTGCAGCTTGTGCTGATAATATTGCAGAAGTTTTAACTATTAATTATGTTATTAATGGCGGCACATCAAAACAAGTATTATCTCAAGCCGTACCAAATAATTCGACTTTTGGTTTATTGGCAGGTGTTGGCGGCGCACCTGTGCTGATAGATATAACAAATAATACCGCTCCTGATACTGGATATGTTGAAATGCAAGTTTCAGTACCATCAGGTCGCATTATGCGCTACACAAGCTTATTTGGATGTACTGTGCAGAATGCAACTTCTTTAGTTTCAGGAACACAATCAACGAATGCGCAGCAAACAAATGCAACTTTTTGGTATTACAAACCACAGCTCGCATACAAGCCTATTCCAAGTTATACATTAGGCTGGGATTTTGCAATGAACCCGTTCCAAGCGCAAGGCACCGCTGGGGTAACATACAACGTAACTGGTCCTGGTAAATCAACTTATATAGCTGACCAAACTATTTTGTTTCAAAGCGTTGTGAACAATACCACCGTATCTAAAGTTGATAATCGCGCATTAAAATTAGCCGTCGCAGGAACCGCCACATCTTTGGCGTTAGTTCAATATTTAGGGCCAAATGAAGCACAAGAATTGCTTAATAATCCTGTATGTTCACAGTTAAGAGCTAAAATAAGCACAGGCACCTTAAAAGGGCAAATTCATCTGTATTATACAGTTGCTGCAAATTTACCAACATTAGGCGTCGACCTAACCGCAAACTCTTATAGCTTAGTCACAGCCGTAAACAATACTTCAGGCGCACCTTCTGTAGGCGGTGGTTCTTCTGGCACATGGATTGAAGTCACGCGCGATACTTTAGGCGCTGCGAATTTTACGCTTTCTAGCGCTATGGCTAATTATGGTTTTGCAGGCTGGGATGAATCAGCGGTGGCAGGTATAAATAGTGCTACATATTTTGCAATTGTCATTAGCTTTGCGGAGATTCCAGTTGGCTCTAGCGTAGAAGTTGAACATATTAGCTTGCAAAAAGGCTATATTCCAACACCTCCTGCTGCGATGAGTTTTGGCGAGACATTGGCTGGTTTACAACAGTATTATGAAAAAAGTTATAATTATGATGTTCCTAAACAAACAGCAACCACTATTGGGGCAGTTGTTTTTGGTCAATCCACAAATAGTACGCAAGACCAAATAGGAACAACAGCATTTTATAAAACCATGAAAAGAACCGCGCCTACTGCATCATCACCTCCAGCCGCTACAGATAATTTAAAAGTTTATTCTACTGTTGCGCCTTTTACTGAAGGACAAATTTATGATGCGTCAACAGTAGGTAATAGAAATGTGAATTCTGTAATTTCTGGACAAAGTTCATTCTGGATTACATTCGGGGCACAAGCACTTGGACTTGGCAATACTTTAATTTATCAATGGGTTGCAGACGCACGTTACGGCATACAAAATTAAGGAATCAACATGTCAACTAAATATAATGTAATACGAGATATTAACGGTAGTGTAACTGGCATCAATGGCTTTGGTTTGCAATTCAGTGATGATATTCAAAATGGTTTACTAGCCGCAACTGTTGCGCAAAGCATTACTGTTCCTGACAATTATCAAAAATGGATTGCAATTTTTAGCTACCAATCCGGCAAAAATGTGTTTGTCAGTACCAAAACAACTGCCGCGGTTCCTGCTGGGGCTTTTGGAGCTGCATCATCCTTGCTTAATCCACCAGCTCTGCAAGTTAATGCAGGTGATACTATCAGTTTGATTACAAATGATACTGGCGGAGCGTTAGTTTCCGTTCAATTCCAAGTCATACAAAACTACCAAAATTAAGGGTGAGACATGTCGATTCCTATTAGTCAGCTTGTCAATGGTGGGTTGCCGAACGGCGACATTGAAATACCCGCTACTAATCCGTTAAATACAACACAATCTATTAACGGGACAACATTTAAATATATTCTCGCTGACATTTTGCAATATATTTTAATTGCCCAAGGTTTTACAACTTACGCAAGTTGCCGTGTTGCAACAACTGCGGCACTTACTGCAACATATGCAAATGGCGTAGCAGGCGTAGGGGCGACTCTTACAAATGCTGGCGCACAAGTAGCATTAAGCATTGATGGTGTAACTCTTGCACTTGCTGACCGTGTATTGATTAAAAATCAAATTAACACGTTTGAAAATGGTATTTATGTTGTCACTGACGTAGGCGGTCTTACTTCTAATTGGGTTTTAACTAGAGCTACAGATTATGACCAATCGTCTGAAATTGTTTACTTAGGTGTTGTTGCAATTACCCAAGGCACACAAAATGCAGGTCTTGTATTTCAAGAAAACTCGCAAGGCCCTTTTGTTATTGGCACAAGCCCAATTACATTCCAGCAGTTGCAAATTGATATCACTTTATTGCCCTCTGCAAGCCCTGCTAACAAGATTTTACGCAGCGACGGGACTTACTGGGTGCAAAGCACAAACGCTTCTCTTAGCTCAACAGATGCGCTTACAAATCTTACTGAATTGCAAGTTGATAATATTAATATTAACGGTAACTCAATCACTTCCACTGACGTGGGAGGCAACATTGTTATTACGCCTAATACTGTAGGCAGTATTGTTTTAGACGGTTTAAATTGGCCTCAAGTTGACGGTACATCCAATCAGGCTTTAGTTACAAATGGTGCCGGTCAATTGTCATGGGCAAGTTTTGGTGCTTCTTATACACCTTCTGCTCTTACAGAAATCGATGATGCTAACGTAACTATGACACTTGGTGGAACACCCAATACAGCATTATTGCAAGCAGTTTCAATGACTCTAGGTTGGACTGGGCAATTAAGTATTGCCAGGGGTGGTACAAACAACGCAGTATTAGGTGCCAACGGTACATTAGCACAGTCAGATGGTACTAAGTATACATTTACAACTGCTACCTACCCAAGCACTGCAACGGCCACAGGAACCATTCTTAGAGCTGATGGTACAAACTGGGTGGCGACTACTGCGACATATCCTGCAACGACTACGATTAATCAGATTCTTTATAGTTCTGCTAACAATGTTATTGGTGAAATTACTACAGCTAATAGCGCAACACTGGTGACAAGCTCAACAGGTGTTCCAGCTTTCACTGGAAGCATGACAAACGGACAACTGGTTATTGGCTCTACTGGTGCAACTCCAGTTGTTGGAAGCATTACAGGAGCAGGCTCTATTACTGTTACACCCGGTGCTGGAACAATTCAAATTTCAAGTTCTGCTGGTGGTGTTGTTAATGCAGGAACTGCAAACGAATTAGCTTATTATGCAACAACGGGCTCCGCTGTTTCTGGATTAGCAACTGCCAACAATGGCGTTTTAATCACAAGTGGAGCAGGCGTTCCAAGTATTAGCTCCACATTGCCTACAGCAGTACAAGGTAACATAACAAGTGTTGGTACGATTGGTTCAGGAACATGGCAAGGCAATACTGTTGCTATTGGTTATGGTGGCACTGGGGCTACATCAATCGGCGCAAATGGTACTCTAGCGCAAAGTAATGGCTCGATTTACACATTTACAACAGCCACATACCCATCAACAACAACTGCAAATCGCTTGCTTTACAGTTCTGCTACTAACACAGTCACAGATTTAGCAACCGCTAATAGTGCAACTTTGGTGACTAATGCGTCTGGCGTTCCTGCTTGGACTAGTTCAATGACCAATGGTCAAGTATTAATTGGTTCAACTGGCGCAACCCCAGTTCCAGCAACAATTACAGGAACTGCAGGAATCACAATAACAAATGCTGCCGGGTCAATTACCATTAGCGGTGGCGGTGGTGGATATACCTGGACTGAAGTTACAGGCGTAAGCCAGGCTATGGCTGCTAATAATGGGTATATTACAAATAATCCAGCCCTTGTTACTTTAACACTACCTGCAACGGCTGCTTTAGGCACAACAATATCAATTGCAGGCAAAGGCGCTGGCGGTTGGAAAATTGCTCAGAATGCAGGCCAAGAAATATTTTTTGGGTCAAGTGCTACAACAATTGGCGCAACAGGTTATCTACAAAGTACACAACAGTTTGATAGTATAGAGTTATTGTGTATCACGGCTGACACCCAGTGGACTGTCATTACAGGGCCGCAGGGCGCAATCACTGTAGCATAAGGAATCGATATGGCAACTAATAATGCAGTAAATACAAGTCTAGCAGGCCAAACGGGCACAGGCAAGTTTGTTGGTGATACAGCTCCGACTATGACTAACGTAACAATTAATGATATTAACATTAATACAGACACAATCAGCACTATTACAACCAACGGCAATTTATACTTAGAGCCAAACGGTACAGGACATGTAGATGTTGGGGACCCAGGTCTCGAAGTAGGCAATATCTTAATTGATGGCGTGGCATTTAATTCCAGATTTCGTGTAAATGATATCGGCAATACTGCACCCGCGATGGTTACAATTCATAAGCATTCAACCACGCAGGAGCCATTGCAGATTGCAGCTAGAAGCAATTCTAATACTTCTGCTCACGCTACTGTCACCGCAAACATGCCATTGTATAGCATGTATGCGACTGGCTGGTTAAATAGTTACTATGGCGTCTTTGGTCAAATTCGTTTCAGTGCTGATAGTACTGGAACTTTGGCCGATGGCTCGGCTCCAGGTAAACTAGAATTGATGGTTACACCTGATGGCGCGTTGATTCCTGTCACAGCTTTAAGCATTAGTAATGCTGGTGTTACAACCCTTGCAAATGCATTGCCTGTTGGTTCGGGAGGTTCAGGTAGAACTACAGCAACAGCCTATTCAGTGATTTGTGGCGGGACTACATCAACTGGCGCACAACAATCAGTGGCTAGTGTTGGAACCGCAGGCCAAGTTTTAACAAGTAACGGTGCTGGTGCATTACCTAGTTTCCAAACTCCTGCTGCTGGCGGTGCTGATGCAGCTTTCTCTTTCCTTTTGATGGGTGGTTAAAATGGCGGTAACTTACAAAATATTAGGACAATCTAAACCAAGTGCAACGACACTTACTGCGGCTTATACTGTTCCAGCTTTGACAACAGCAACAGTTTCTACAATAACAGTTGCAAATCAAAGTGCTACAGCAACAAGTTTTAGAATTAGCGTTGCGGTGAATGGAGCTAGTGATACTGCATCACAGTATTTGTACTATGACATTGCGATTCCAGGAAATAACACGTTTGCTACAACCATCGGTATTACCCTTGCAAGTGGCGATGTTGTACGAGTATACAATACGCTTGCAACTTGTTCATTTAATATTTTTGGCGTGGAAAATACCTAAGGAGCTAATATGTCACAAGGTTTTGTAAATCCACAAACAATTACGTTACCTTTGCCAGTTAGCGACGGCGGTACAGGAGCAACTTCTGCTACCGCTTATGCTGTACAGTGTGGTGGCACTACTTCTACAGGTGCGCATCAATCGATTGCAAGCATTGGCACAAGTGGACAGGTCTTAACATCAAATGGGGCTGGGGCGTTGCCTACGTTCCAAAGTATTATTACTGATTGGGTGGCTTATACACCAACATTCACAGCATTCGGGACAGTAACAAACATACAAATTTGGTCTAGAAGAGTTGGCGACACATTGCATATTAGAGGGCGTTTTCAGGCTGGAACTGTTACAGCTACAGAAGCACAAATGACATTAGGTTATGCTGGCTCTAATTCAAATGTTACTAGTTCTAGTACAAAAATAACAAATATACAGTTATCCGGCGGTATTGTTTTTGGTGGCACTGGAGCAACTTTTGCAAATACATTGATAGAATCAAATAAAGGATATATAACGTTTGGATTTCAATCGGCTGGAAATGTTGGATTAACTAAATTAAATGGCAATTTCTTTGCTAATAGTACGGTGTTTTCAATAATGGCTGAAGTTCCAATTGCAAGTTTCCCATAGGAGTATAACATGTCACAAGGATTTACATCACAACTACCAGTGCCATTACCTACAGCACAAGGCGGAACTGGTTTAACTAGCACTACAGCGTATGCCGTAGTATGCGGTGGCACAACTAGCACAGGTAACCTACAAAGTATCGCTGGTGTAGGAACATCTGGGCAAGTGCTTACCAGTAATGGCGCAGGGGCTTTGCCTACGTTTCAAAGTTTGACTGGAAGTGTAAAAGCATGGGTAAATTTTAATGGCACAGTAACGCCCATTACAATTACTGGCTCAGGAAATGTAACTAGTATTACCGATGGTGGTGTTGGCGTATACACTGTTAATTTTACAAATGCTCTTGCTAGTGCAACTTATAGCGCAGTAGCAACAAATGGTTTTGTGGCATACATTACTAGTGCTGGAAGCACTCTATCAACTACGGCTTGTAGTGTTGAGGTTTGGAGGCGAGATTCTAGTAACGTTGCGGCAGATGCAAATCCAGTATGTTTTGCAGCAATTTTATAAGGATTTATTATGTCACAAGTAATTATTTATCCAAATGGACAAGGTGGAGTTTGTGTTGTTACACCAACCCCAGACGCTCTACAAACAATGACTATCGAAGAAATCGCAGCTAAGGACGTTCCACAGGGCATTGAGTATACAATTATCGATGCAAGTGAGTTACCTCAAGACAGAACTTACAGAAATGCATGGGAGTATCAAGAATGAGCATTGTAATTAATTTAGATAAAGCAAAAGAAATCACTAACGCTAAACGCAAAGAAGTGAGAGCGGAAGAGTTCAAGCCATTTGATGCTGTAATCGCATTACAGATTCCAGGTGATGATTTTAATGCAGCAGAAGCAGAGCGTGTGAAGATTCGTGAAAAGTATGCAGTTATTAAATCTGATATCAATGCGTGTGCTGATATAGATTCATTAAAAGTGATTCATGACCTATTAGGTGCATAATGAAAAAGAAGCCATCTGTTGTAATGACTAAAAAAGACAAAAATCCGACTGGTGGATTAACTGCTGCTGGGAGAGCCAAATACAACGCCGCAACAGGTGGTAATTTGCAAGCCCCGGTGAGTGCTAAGGCTGCTGCCAAAAGCCCTAAAAAAGCGGCTCGCCGAGCTAGTTTTTGTGCCCGCATGTCTGGCGTTAAAGGTGCAATGAAAGACGAAAAAGGCAAACCTACACGCAAAGCTTTGGCTCTTAAGAAATGGGATTGCAAATGACACACAAAGAAATCTGGGACAAGCCAAGACCCGCAAAACTTGGCAAACCTAAACCACTATCACCCAAAAAGAAAAAGGCTGCTAAAGCTTCTGCGAAAGCCGCAGGACGCCCCTATCCAAACTTGGTTGATAACCTAAAAATGGCGCGCAAAAAAGGAAAATAAATCATGGCAATTTTAAACATTGTAACATCTGTAACAGGTTTAGTAGGCGTTACTCCTCGTATCGTTTACATTGACACAAATGACACTCTAGCAACTGTTACCACTGCTGGCTACTTAAATAAAGCCCAGCAAGAAGGCGCAAGTTTTAAAGAATCTGATATGGCATTAGTCACAATCAAATCATCACCAAGTGCTATCAGCGTACAAGTTGCATGGCTTGAGATTAGCTACAGTTCGGGCAATTGGAGCTTGGTTGCTTCTAGCACTACTCTACCTTTAGCTACTGCTAATATTTTAGTGGGAAACGCAGCGGGAGTAGCGACAGCGGTTTCAATGTCTGGGGATGCCACAATAGCATCATCCGGCGCATTAACAATTGCAGCTAATGCAGTGACTACTACAAAAATTATCAATGCTGCTGTAACTAAAGCAAAACTTGAAACTGCATTACAACCTGCGGCAGTGGTTAAATTTGCAAATAAGCATACAGAAGCTGGTGGTTCTGCAACTGTAACCATTACAGCGACTGGAGCGGCTGCTACAGATTTAGCTTTCGTTGCGATTCAGTCTAGTGCTAATGCTGTATCAATTCAGAAAGTAACACCTAGTGCTAATACCATCACAGTTCTTTGCTCTGGCGACCCTGGGGCTTCAGTATTTGCGTGGCAGGCCCTAACGCTTACACCATAATCTAAGGCCCCTTTATTGGGGCTTTTTTTTATCTTAGTTTGAGATAAGGAGATATCAAGCTATGTTTTGTCATGCCCATAATAATATTTTGTTAAAAAATTTGTTTGTATTGTTATTTTTTACTCTTATTTCACATGCGTATATTTATACAGTCTTGTTACAGCTTCAAGAATTAGTTAATCTAACAAAAAAGCGAGCGATTTTTGGCAACGGATATCGCCGAAAAATTAATTTAGAGCCTTTGAAGGGATGTCATGAAAATAAAAAAAGTGATTAGGAAATATGGTTTAATTAGTGCGTCAATTTTTGCTGTGCTATTTTTTGCAATTACAATACAATTGAATGAAATACAAATACATAACGTAGACATTCAAGAAAAAAGCCCTGTATTTCCATATTATAATTATGATTATATGACAACTGAAGATACTCATTATGTTATAGATAATGATTACTCTATAATACCAGCGTATTTTAGAACTGATTTTGCAAGCATACCTAAAATTCTATGGTTTATAGATGCGCCCTATAAAGCTTCTTTTATTTATCCTGCATTGTGGCATGATTACAATTACAGTTGCCCAAATAAAAAAAGCAGAAAAGAAATTGATGATGTCTTTTTTTGGCTTTTGCGTAATGAGGAAAACTCATTGTACACTAGTTTAAAAATGTATTTAGCAGTAAGAATTTTTGGTTTTTCGCATTTCAATGAAGACGGTATATGCGAAGAGGTAATTATACAAATGGAAAAAGACGAAAAATATTACAATAAGGAAAATATTAATCATGGCTGATTTTGAAAAGGCATTTAAAACAACCATCAAACATGAAGGTGGCTACAATGATATTAAAGGTGATGCGGGCGGTGCTACTAATTTTGGTATTAGTTTACGTTTTCTTAAAGACCTTTTTAAAACTGATTCTTGGATTGATATTGATGGTGATGGTGATGTTGATGCAAATGATATCAAAAATCTTAAAATTGAAGATGCAAAAAAAATATATTTTGACCAGTTCTGGAACAAACAAAAATGCGGTTTAATAGCTAGTGATTTGGTTGCGGCAAAATTGTTTGATATGTCAGTAAACATGGGATTAGGACAGGGCGCAAAATTATTACAAAGAGCTTGCAATCAATTTGGTAAAAGTTTAACTGAAGACGGTAAGCTAGGCCCAGCAAGTTTAAAAACAATAGACACGATTGATGAGCATGCATTGATGGCAGCAATTAGATATGAATGCGTTAAGTTTTATTTAGGTTTAGTAGAAAAAAATGCGAGTTATTCAAAATTTTTACATGGATGGCTTAAAAGGGCGGTTAGTTAAATGCTGGCTAAGAAATAGTGAAAAACTTAACCAGCGTGCTAAGTTTTAATTAGCATAAATATTTTACCAAGATTTAAGGATAAGTCTATGGCAGAACGTGATGAGCAGATTAAATTATTTAATTGGATACATTTACAGCCACAAATTAAAGATTTAGCTTTTATGATACCCAACGAGGGTAAGCGCAGTTTAATTCTAGGGCATTTATACAAGCGCATGGGGCTACGTTCTGGAATACCCGACATATTTATACCCTACCCAACAAAAACGCACCACGGGCTTTTTATCGAGCTTAAATTTGGCAGAAACAAACCAACGCCGGCACAACTTAAATTTATAGAAAAATTAAAATCTCAAGGTTATGCTGCTGAAATTATGTGGGGAGCAGATGCTGCGATTGATTGTATTGTAAATTATTTAAAAGATTAGATATCGCCCCTGTGTGGTCAGAGACGATAAATGGACGTTTCAATTCATCTTTACCATGGAATGTCATCATCAAATTGATCACATTCTTTTACATTACCACTTTTTGGTTCTGTTTGTGAAGCCTTTTCTGTATTAGACGAATTCAAAATTTTAAATTCTGTTGCGGTAATACTAGGGCTAATTTTTTCAATACCATCTTTGTCTTTATATTTATTTTGCGCGATACGCCCTTCAACGTAAACCATGTCACCAATTTTGGCGTATTTACCAATGATTTCACCTAATTTATTGAATCCATAAACATTATGCCAAATTGTTTTTTCTTGTTTTACACCTTCTTTATCTTTCCATTGCTCATTTGTAGCAACAGAAATTTTTGTATAAGTATTATTATTAACTTCTTTTGTTTCCATAAAACCGATGCGGCCTAAAATAATTGCACGATTAATCATTTTGCTTTCCTAATGTTGTTTAATTTCGTTATTAAATCTAATCTTTGATTTTCTAAGCGCAAATAACTACTGATGTCTGATGCTTGTGTAAGTTGACGATTAAGACTTTTGATTTTTTTGTTTACAAAATAACATTTTAATTTTTTTACGATCACGTCCGTGTGCCTCCATTAGTTTGATTTAAGTTTATTAAGTTGATAGATAAGAATCTTGGCTTTTGTTTCAGTAAGTTCTTCGAGACAGCTAACTTCATGTGTAATCAAAGCTTTTGTGATTCGGTCATCTGTCAAAGCAAGCTCTGTAAACAACCCTTCAATTTCTTTTAACTGTTCATCGGTAGCTTTTGGATGCTCAAATGGCTCATCAATAACCGTGGGCGTAAATAAGTCCTTTAATTCATCATTTTGTTGAAAGGCGGGACGAGGCGATTCCGCTTTTTTCTCGCCTTTTTCTTCCCACTCCTCTTCTTCAGCATAGGTGCCACCTAACAAGTCTTGAAAACAAGCGCGCAAACATTGGCTTTCAGCAACTTTTTTAATCATAGTTGCTGGCTTTCCTGTTTGTGTATTCCATAAACTTCTGCCAGTTGAGTATTCGCTTAATTCACAAAATACATAAATTGGACGCGATGATTTATGGCGTTTAGCCACGCAGTATGCGCCAACCAGTTTGCCACGGTTACTTAATTTATATTTATGATGAACTACACCATTAACAACTTCATATTCATCGTTTTCATAAACAGCATCAGCTTGATGGAAGTCATATTCTGGATGCGCTTGAGCAGCTTTTCTATAACCATCACGACCAATAAATACTTGAGCGGGTTGGCTTTCTTGATATTTTACGGCCCATATTTCACGGGTGAATGGATTTAATCTTGATGCTTTACCTAGTCCAACGAAGAACTGAAATTCGCTATCACTCAATTTTGGCGCAAATAGTTTTCTAATTTCTTGTAGTTGCTCTTTGTTTTCCCACATCATTAATACATCATTTACAGTTGTCATAGCATTCGTCATTTTAATTACTCCGTTTTTAACCAGGCAGGTATTGATAAAGTTTGTATTCCATAATCAGGGAATTCATTGCGTTCGATATATTTTTGTAATTCAACCATAAGCGTATCAAATTCATTTGCACCATATTCTAAAGCTTCATCATCAAGTTTGTAGATGCCGATAGCATAGGGTTCTTTTTTCTCAACAACTACAAATATGAAATTCTTTAAAGGTTTTTTTAAGCTTTCTAATGCGCGTTTAATCATACCTGCTTGCAAGTAATACCCATTAGTAACTGCGCTTGATTGAAATGCTCTAAATGATGCGTCGGCAGATGTTTTTAAATCAATAACAATGTCTCCGAGCCATGCGTCAGGACGCACTTTACACTGTAAGCCAGTTAACTCATGTCGAAAAAATATGGAATTTTCGACACGATAACCTTGTGATAGGTATTGTTTAAACATATGGTTATTGACAGCATCAGCATAAGTTTTAGCTTTAGCGTAATGATTTGATTCTATGATGCGTTTGCCATCACTAGTAAACTCAAATTCATCCATAATTCTTTTGTTGTTATCTTGTATAAATTTGCGTTGTGTTTTGTAAGCTTCAAATTGCTCTTTGCCAACATCTTTTAAACGCACTTCGGGTGGCAATTTATCTAAAACTGGCTTTAAAACAAATTTTATATCAAATAATTCTGGCTCTAAAACTAATGTATGAACTAATTCACCAATGATTAAAGCTTCAGTTTCTTCTGTGATAGGTTTGTGTTTGAAATGCATCGGGGATTTTTTGAAACGCATTAAATCGCTTCGTGAGATACCTTCTGAGCTGTGATATTGCTCATTGGTAATTGCATGTATACCATTTTCAAATTTCATATTTGTGAACTCCACTACTCGTTAATAACAACACAATTATATATTTCATTTTACCTATTGTCAACCTTGACTTGACGATGTATTATCTAACCTATATTTTAGAAATAGGAAATAAAAAATGACAATAGATGAAGTACTTAAATATTTTAAAACTCAATATCGAGTATGTAAAGAGTTAGAAATAAGCAGACAAAATTTTACTAAATGGATTGAGAAAGGTTATATACCTTATACTCAACAACATCGACTTGAAAATTTAACAGAAGGTAAGCTAAAAGCAAATATAGATGATTTGTTTGATAGATTTACTCATCACGGCGATAAAACTAAATTAGGCATACAACAAAAAAAAGGGAGTTAAAATGATTAAAGCTTTATCATTTGCGTTAAGGCAGCATCCTGATAAATTATCTAGTTTAGAAAAATTGGTGTTAATTGGATTAGCTGACATGAGCAATGACGATATGGTTGTTAATGTTTTAAAATACAAAATTGCTAGATTTGCATGTTTAGACGTGCATGAGTTAGGCAATATTTTAAAAAATTTAGTGGACAAAGGTTTTATTAAAGAGATAGAAAACAATACAGAAGCGGTTGATACATCAATCGTATACAGATTAATTGCAATTTAAGGAAAATTGGCATGTATGCAGATATGGACAAACGAGTGGCAGCTACAATTCGTGGTTTAAAAGAAAAGCATGATTTAGAATTGAATGAAAACGAAGTTTTGGAATTGTTAGAACAAATTAGATCTAATTTAAATTTTGGTTCTACAACATTTGAATCCGAAATCGTGCGCATGTTGATGGCTTTACATACAATTGATGAAGATGAGTATTGTACTGGCTTCTATTTTGACGTACAAGAACGCTTGGATGAATTAAGAATGGGGGAAGGTTTTGAACCCATCAAAGATAAATTATATTCAAATTCAGTAAATAACTTAATTAGCTCTGGTCATCTTGAAGAAATAAAAAGATTCAATTACAAAGAAAACAAAATTGAAAAAGGTCAAAGAATTAATCTTGATTATAAAATTAGGATGCAAAATCTTACTCAAAAAAATATTCAAGAATGGGTTGCTAAAAAAAATCCTCAATAAAACAAGTAGATATATTTCTATATTGCGGCTAAAGTAAAGCCCCAGGGAGATGGGGCTCGACAAGGATATAGGATGTAAAAATCGATAGGAGTTTAACAATTTACATTAGCTTTAGGCTTAAATTAAAACTAATTGACTTGATAAAGGTCTAACAATAACTACAATTAAGAGTATAACAATATGTCAAAATTAGATAAAGAATATTTTATAGAACATTTCGAAACAGAATTACGTTGTGACAAAAATGAATTTAAACATTGGATTGAATGTTATAAAGACACCAAAAGCAATGATGATTTTGAGTTAATAATCAAATATGCAGAATCGATTTGTTTTAATATAGATTTATTAGATGTTTTAAAAGAGTAGTTGTAAAAATACAGCTTCCATGCTTTCCCGACTGCAATCGGGCTTGCATCATACAACATATAGGGTTTTAGAGTTCCCTGTAACACAATAAGGATTTTACCAATGACTGGTCAAAATAGCAACACCTGTAAACAATTTTATTTCGATCCTAATCATGCCGCCCTAGTTCCTTTCTATATTGCACAAGACTTAGAGTTAAATGCCTCTCAATTAAGAATTTATATTTTTATCGTAGGACTCAAATTTAGAATGCAAAACGTCTACATCACAAACAAAATGTTATGTGAGCAGTTAGGTATTAAGGAAGAATCAAAAATGCTGCAAAAATATATGAGAGGGTTAAAAGAGAAAGGGTATTTATCACGAGATAAAAAAATTATTACTCAGCCTGATGGTAAACAAGTTGAAGTGTGGTGTTGGGATGTAGGTCACCCAGTTTGCATGCCAGTAAGTAATCAAAAATTAGATAAAAAAACTAATGACTTATCCACAGAAAAGAGTGAGGGGGGTGTTCCAGAAGGACACGGGGGGGGTGTTCCAGAAGGACACCCAAATAGATATATAAATAAAAATAAAGATAAAGAGATATCTAAGGTTTTAAAAAACAAAAAAAATAATGAGTACAGTTCTGAGTTTTTAGAATTCTGGGAAACAACAAATAAAAAAGGTTCAAAATGGAATGCATATAAAGCATGGAGAAGTTTAAAATTAGATAAACGATTAGAAGAATTAAAAGATTTATGGAATGTTTATTTTAAAAATGATTTTAAAAATAGAGATTATAATTTTATACCTAATATTTCTACGTGGTTAAATAGCCACCCATGGGATAATGAAAAGATTCCATCTTTACCATCACAGGCAAACACTTCTAAAACTCAAAATAAGGCCCCTACAAGCAATTATCCAGCTACAGTGGAACAAGAAGAGCGGTACAGGTTAAATAAACAGTTACAAGCCACACAAGACGCTTTAATTTATAGAGACATTCAAAACAAAGTTCATACAGAAAAAAGCCAAAACGAAATTAAAAAAATGTTTGAAAAGTTAAAGGGTAAATTTTTATGAAATATCAAACAAATTATCATGATTATTTAATTTATGAACTACAAAAAAATACCAAATTGAATCAACAAGAAATTTTTAATCAAATTTATTTATTTTCAAAAACACAAAAATATAAAGATGGTTATAATATTTGGTTAAAATTAAACAACAAGCCAATAAAAAGCTATAGTGAACAAACGCACGCTCTTTTAAGAACAAAATGAATTCACATCTTATGGAATTAAAATCCATTATAGACGGCACTAATAAACAAAAAGATGCTAAATGGGAAACAATTAAAGCAATTAAGTTAGTAAATCAAAAATTAGATTTTAGAAATAAAGTTACATTAAAAGAAGTAAGGGAGAATTTGATTGCTGATTGCGACGTAGAAGATATAAAAAATGGTTTATACAGCACTGAACATTTAGCTTATGTTATTCAGTGCTGGATTGAATCAGGAAAATATTCTTGTATTAATAATCGGTGCATCTAGTTTCGCAACTTTGCCCAAATCCAGGCCCATGGTCTGTGCAATAAGTTCTGCAAACTTCTGCAAATGTAATGTTTGATAAAACGGATAAAACTGTTAAAAGTACTAATTTTTTCATGATTGCTCCTTGGTTATTTAAAAAAATTTGTTATACTGCCGACGCTGGCAGCCTTTCATGTGCTCCTTGGTATAGCCAATTACATGATAAAGGTGTCAGCACCAGGAAAAGCCGGTTTGTGGATAGGGCTGTTAATTCAGCCCGCTTAATCCAATTTCTAAATTTAAATCATATTCGCTTAAAATGTATGGCTCTGGGTTTTTTTGCCAATACATTAATTCATAATGCCAATCTTCATTAGGACAGTTACACTGACATTCGTGGCAGTTGTTCATATGCGCTCCGTTACTCGTTGATAATTATTTATTAAGTCTGTCATAACTTGCTAAATAGCGTCGGCAAAACTCTGCAAAGCCATCTATAGCACAAGAATTGATTTGTACGTCTTCAGCAATAACTTTATTGTCAAAGTCTTCTACGGTTAGCGTATAGTCGCCGTTAACATCTTTGCTAAGATAAGGGTAGTAATCGTCACCCATGAGGTCATAAAGATTAATGTCGCTAGTTGATGGGGGATTTGGTTCGTCGATACAAACTAAATTGCCGTCGTCGCCGAACATGCCGTTTTGTAAAATGTTGTCAAAGTAATCACGTAATCTATCTTCGTTTTCTATAAACATTTTTATCTCCGCTACTCGTTGTTAATGATTGCATTATAGCATAGCTTTAGGTTACGTCAACATATATTTTACTAAATAATTATAATACGCTTATATTTGACATGCAACAGGTTGTTTGGTAAGTTATCAATCTAACTTGCATCCGCAGAAATACTGGGTTGCAAGAGCATTTTTTACAATTATAAACAGATTTATCAACAGAATCTGTGGAAAACTGAGGTAAATCCATGCATCAAAGATGTCAACAATGTAGAGGCCAAAAATACGCAACAGGTTTAGGCGGTATGCGTAAAAAATGTTATGTATGTAATGGCATAGGTTATGTTGACATGTCTGAAGATCTAGAACATGATGAAAGTTATGTTGAAGATTCGGCAGACATTGATGATGAGCAAGCAGAAATGGAAGAACAGGAAAGAGATGTTGAAGAAGTTTCTATGCCGCCTCAGAAGAAATCTAGAAACCGTCGTAGTGAGTAGTTAAAATGACTAGAGGTCAATTCATTGCTTACAAGCGAGAGTGCTGTGGTTTTAAAAAAATGGAATTTTGTAATTTACTTGGCGTCTGTGATGATACTTTACGCTCATGGGAACGCGATAGATTCAAACCAACAGGAATTAATTTAAGAAATCTAGTTAAATATTTAAATTTAAGTGATGATGATATAAATACATATTTTGAGTACGAATATGTCCCGACCAACAATGTATAGCAAAGAGCTTGCTGAAAAAATATGCGAAACAATTGCCACACACACGGAAGGCTTGCCTACCCTTTCAAAAATGTATCAATGGTTTCCTGATGAACTGGCTATTCGAGTTTGGAGATTTAAGCATCCCGAGTTCGCGAGCATGTACACACAAGCAAAGCAGTTCCAAGCTGAGTTATTAGCTGAACAAGTCAAAGAAATTGCTGCTGAAAAAGCCTATTATATTGATGCTGAAGGCAATCAAAAAGTCGACCCTGGATTTGTAGCCTCACAACGTTTACAAGCTGATACAGTTAAATGGCTGGCTTCTAAATTAGCTCCTAAGATTTACGGCGACCGTCAAACCATTGAGCAGACAGTCACAGTAAAACATGAAGATGCGTTGAAAGAGTTAGAGTAATATATTTATTATTTAACTCTAATATTGTTTGTCATGTGAGCTGTATCTTGGGCAATTTTCTCAAGTTCATCATAAATACGATTAATAGAAGTACATAATTTATTATTCATTTCTTGTTGGTAAAAAGCATGTTCTTTCATTATGTTATCAAGACCTTCAACTAAATGCTCTACAGCCGCCTTAATTACCATTTCTGTTTTGTCATCCATTTTATTTTCCTTATTTGAATTTAAAAAAATCCGCCCTACACACTGATACATAAGATTCTTCGCGCCCAATTTGTACTTGAGCGCCTTCATCAATTCGTTTGCCATCTGCACCAATACGGATGTTCATTGTGGCTTTTTTACTACATGAGCATATTGTTTTAATCTCATTAATCTCATCAGCCCAAGCTAGTAAATATTTACTGCCTTCAAATGGTTCGCCTTTAAAATCTGTGCGCAATCCATAGGCTTGAACTGGTATATCTGAAATATCTACGACACTTGCAAGAAATGTGACTTGTGCTTTTGTGAGAAACTGCGCTTCATCTACAAATACGCAACTTATGTCTCTAAGTAAACTTGCGTCAAATGTATCGGCATCCCACACCATCGCATCGCTAGAAAGGCCTATACGAGACTCTATTCTAGTTTTACCTACAACAGCAGGAATCAATAAAAGTGTCTTCATGCCCCGCTCTTGATAGTTATATGCTGATTGTAAAAGGGATGTCGTCTTGCCAGCATTCATCGCTGAGTAGTAGTAGTAGAATTTCATATTTCTTCCTAAATATTTAACAAGCGCTCATGTAATTATTTAACATTTTATAACATATAACCCAGAGTTTATCTGGGTTTTCATCTGATTGTGTTGCGCTAAAATTTAACTTTTCCATTTGGGAATTACAAAACCATGTTTAGTAAGTTCATCAGATAATAAGTTATAACTTTTTTTGCCGAAATTCGGAATTCTTTGTAACGCTCTTTTGTCGCCTATTTTGAAAAGTAAATTTAAAATATCTTCGATTGTGTGCAAGCCATCGGCTAATAAGCAATTTTTAGTTCTTGCATTTAAATCTAAATCATTTATTAATGTGTTTCGAGTTGCCTTTAACTTTTGTTCTTGAACGCTCTTTATAAGCTCATTTAGATAAAATTTAGCTTTATGCAAATCTTCAATTCCGTTTTTTTGTCTCCAACGCCAAACATATTTAATTATGTTGCCATCAACAAATGGTAAGTTTTTTACAATATCTAAGCATTCTATGTTTTTACCGCATTCGCAATGTATATCAAGCGAATAGTGTTTCGGGTGATTTACGTTACTCATAAGACCTCAACATGTTTAATCGTTTAGCGTCGTGAATAATTTGGCGAATTTCTTGAACATAACGGAAGTTAACTAATCTTCGTAATTTTTCGGCTTCTTCTTTTTCTAAGCCTGTTGCATTTCCACCAACATGAGCAATTGAAAATTCAAGTTCATTTAAAATACACAAACACAAATCCAACTTAAATTCATACACTGAGCTTTCAATAGGGTGATTTAAAAATAATTCATGATTATATTCTCTTAGTTGTGGCCCAAGATTTCCGGTTATTTGTTCAATTATAAATTTTTTTTTTGGTGTTATTGTTTCTTTTTTCTCATAAATTGCTTTCAAATTTTCAGATAAATTAATTATTTGCACAATATTTCTATCAATTTGTAAAAGAATTAATGTTTCTTCATCCATTATTGATTTTTCCTTAATTTTTATATTTGCGAATCGCATGTTAAATCCTACAATGCTAAGTATATCACCAACTTTTCGAATGTCATCTATACTTTGACAGTCAAACATAATTAGACCTTTTTTA